GACAGATTCGTTCATTTAAACAACAATTGTATAGGTATGGCAGAGGATTTAGAAAGTTATAGGTATCCCGAAGCACAAGACAGTAAACCTTTAAAACAAGAACCATTAAAAGATGGATACCACGATCATGGATGTGATCAGCTAAGGTATTTTTTTATTAACCATTTTCCTATTAGAAACAGAGAAATTAAAGTGAGGCACAGATAATGTTTGAAATAATAGATATAATAGAAGAAAGTTTACAAAACTTAAAGGTATATAATCATAAAGAACGAGAAAATTATGTAAATAAACTTTTAGATTACTATAATGGTAATGGAACATCAGATTATATATCATCAAAATTTGATTTAGAGGCTTTTAGGGAAGTGCCACCATACGAAGCTAATATCACAAAAAAATTCATAAATAAAATGTCAAGAATCTACACAGTAGGTGCAGATAGGAATGTAAATGAGAAATACACAGACCTTACTTATTTAAAAGATTCGAAAATGAAACATATTGAACGTATGACTAGACTGATAGGAACAATAGCCACACGAATTATGTTTATAGATAGCGACAAACAATATTTTGAGTACCAACCTATTTATTATTTTCACCCATTCTTTGAAGACGATCCATTTAGACCTGTGGCATTAAGTTATCCACTTATGCACAACAGTTACGATGTTAGTAATACAGAAAAATCAACATATATACATTGGAATGACGTAGAATACATCATATTTGACGAAGATGGTAATGTTCTAGAGCAAAAAGATCATGGATTAGGCGTTTTACCTTTTGTTTTTACACATAGAGAGCATCAAAGTGACAATTTTTATGTAGATGGTGCAAATGATATTGTAAATGCTAATGAGCATATAAACATCACAATGACAGAGATGCAACTAGGTTTAAGATTTCAAATGTTTGGACAACCTGTAGTAAGTGGTGCTGATCTGGGAAATAGACAAAGATTTGGATCAGATGTTATATTAGAACTACCACAAGAGGCAAATTATGATATTAAGTCGCCTGCAGGTGATATTGAAAAGGTTATAGAGAATGTTAAGTTTCAAATGGAACTTGTAGCACAAAATAACCACTTATTTGTACAATTTGCACAAGATGGTGGCGAAACACCTAGTGGTATTGCTCTCAAAATCAAAGATTTAGAAAGATTTGAGGATTATCAAGACGATTTAGCCCTATTTTCACTATATGAGCATGAAATGTACAAAATAGAACGTATGGTAGCACAATCTTTTGGTATTTCTATGCCTGAAAGACTAAAAATAGACTTTAATGAGCCAGAATATCCAATGACAGTACAGGATCAGATAGCACTTGACAACCATAGACTAAATTTAGGGCTTGTAAATAGAGCAGAACTAATGGTAGAGTATAATAAAGACCTTACTTTAGAAGAAGCAAGAGCAAAATTAGCCGAAAACGAGCCTCAACCACAACCACAAGAGCAAAATAATGATGAAGTTCAAGATTAAGGTAAAATTAGATATAGATGTTGAAAATGCTATTAGAGAATTAGAAGATAATGCTATTAATACAAGACTAAACAAAAATATATCACCTAAAGTAGCAAAAGAATCTGCTAATTATATAAGAATGGGTAAAGTAGAGCCGAAATTAAGTCCTGTAACGATAGAACAAAGAAAAAAACATTTTAATATTACAAAACAAACACCATTATTAATGACAGGTAGGCTAGTTAAAGGTTTAAAAGGTACAGAAAAAGGTGTAGAAGCACCATCTGCAATCAGAGGAAGAGTGCCATATAGCCAACATAGAAAAGGTTATACATGGAAAAAAGATGATCTACCTGAAAGCCCTCAATATAGAAAAATCAAAAACAGAGATGTTAATGTGCCTTACAAACCAGGACCTGATGGACACAAAAGAGAATTTTTAATTACACATCTGCCATCAGAAAGTAAAAAAATGGATAATATTTACAAGGAATTTCAAAATAGTTTGGTTAAATTATTAGCGAATAGACTTGGAGGCAAAAAATAATGAGTGAAGACAAAAAAATAGAAATTTTACTCAAAAATATAATCAATATGCATGAAAAACTTAATATTATCATAGAATATATGGCAAAAGACATAACAGAAGAACAATATCAAAGAGAATTTTATAGTAAGGAAGACAAATTGGTAGAGATAGAAAAAGATACCTACCAACAAATGTGCGATTTAATGGAAAGTAATACAATACCCTTTATGGGCATAGCATAATGGAGAATAATGGATTTTTTCACAATATTGGAACAATTTGGAATACCTGTGGCGATGACAATAGCGTTCGGATTCTTTATATGGAAACAAAACAGATTCATACAAGAAACTCTAATGACAGAGTTAGACCAAGACTTCAAGAGGTTGGAAGGTATTATTATTAAGCTGATAGATCAGCAAAAAAAAGTACAAATGGAACAAAAGAAACTAAACGGAATATTCAAAGCACAAGTAGAAATTATCGCTAGATTATCTGGAAATGGTTTAAAAGATAAATTCCTAAGAATGATGGAAAAGGGAGGAATGCACGATGATTGATAAAAAGATTTCAATTGGATCAATACTTACCATAATAACTGCTGCAACTACTGTAGTATATATGCATGGTGCTAATATAACAAAAATAGACAACATACAAGAAGAACAAGTCAAAACAGTAAATAGAATCAATAAAAACGAAGAAGAAATTGTTAATTTAAAGGTTGGGGTTGCTAAGATAGAAGCAAAACTTGATGATAGATTTAATCGTATTGAAGATTTATTGTTTGAACTTAGTGACTAGCCTCTGCATTAATTATAGACTCTTCCCACTCTTTTCGTTGTAGTTTAGTAGGTCGTTTAGCCTTTAATGGCTCTATACCTACCTTCTCTGCCCTTTTCTTCCATTGATACCAGATCTTACGCTTCTCATTACGAGTTAACTTCTTCATCTCTTTTTTTATAACCTTATTAACATGAATCTTATCTTGGGTATCGCTTATCTTAGGCTTTCTAGGTGGTAACTCCCTATCAATGGGGGCATCTACAAAAACTTCTGTAATCTCTGCATCAACTACCTCTGCATCATCTACTTTTTTTAAAAACTTCTCAAAAGGACTATCTATTGTGACATTAACTTGCTTTTGGTACTTACCAAGTGCCTCAAATACAAACTTAGCTGCATTTACACTACCTTCTTTGGCTTCCCTGATCATACTCTTCATAATACTTGGTAGTTCTCCTACTACAAGTTCTTCGTACCTTTCGTATATCTTAGCGTTAAATTCTGCATCTTGTTTCCATTTGTACACACACGCTAAACTAACTTCTAGTTTTTCAGCCACATCTTTAGCCTTAATGCCAGGATTATTGGCATACAGTTCTAATGCCATTGTTTTCTTCTTATTCTTCGTAATTTGGGCAATATTGCTCATAATATAATATAAGTCCTGTTTGGTACTTAAAAATAGTTTTTTTTGCAAATGCTGATCTGGTACTTCTTATTTGTACTTTTTGTGGAAGGTGATCTGACAATATAGTCTGTTTGCATATCCTCCTAACACCATCAAAAATTGATTCATTCGCTTCATGCTTTCAATATATGGTGTAGTACTTCAATTAATTATTATAAGAGAATAGAAAAGGCTTTTAACCTATATATTTATTGATAAATATTCTACTTACTTTGATGGCTCTTTTTTTTGTGGTTGTTTATTGTATGTGTATATATATGTAATTGTATCGGCTCGGCTCTAGATTCTCTGTAAATATATAAATCCTGGATTGATGATAATGTCAATAATTCTTGTCTAGTTTCTGAGAATTGATTAATTTATGTATAGGTTTAGACCTATAAATAGTTACTAAATAAAAATAAGGAATATTAAAAATGAGAAACAAAAATAATGAAATAAAATATATATTAAATATATACTACAAATCTATAATTCATATCTTTGGAATCACAGCCACGATTACTTTACTTTGTTTGGCTTTTAGATTGATTAATTGGTTGTTAGTTGGGGGGGCTTTTTAAGATGGCTAAAAAATATATAGAAACTAAACTATCAAAATCTTCAACAATTCTTTATTTGTTGAATTCTCATAAGGATGGAGTTAAACATTCACAACTTCGAAATATTTGTTTTAATGTTTCTTCTGATGGTCGCTCTAAATGGGATGAATTTAAAAAAGCTAATCCAAATAAAAGTCCTCAAGGCTTTTACCAAACTTGGATTACGTCCATGATTAGAAAAGGTTTAATTCAAAAAGATGCAAAAAGCAAAAGATATACACTCTCAAAACTTGGTAAAATGAATATTTTAAAACCAAATACTCATATTGATAATTTAAAAAGAACTCCAAAACAAGAGATTGAATATTTAAAAAATAGAGTTGAAATTTTAAAGGGCCAAAAAAAGCATGAATCATCAAGGGCTTTTAAATACTACTGCAATAATTCTAGACTAAATGAAGAGTTGTTTTCATTAAAAAATTTGATAATTTTTCATATGAGTGCTCCTCTTGATATTGTAAGGGATGCAGTAGATGTAGTAGTTGGTGATGATGGTTTTAAAAGTAGAGAAGTTTTAGAACTGCTAATTAAAATGAAAGATGAGGGCCAATATTAAAAAGTAACTCTGATGATGGATTTAAAA